TGAGTATAGGTACATTTATGTCCGATAGAACAAGCACTTAATCCAAATAATAGTATTAATAGTAAACTTATTTTTTTCATATTGTTCCTTTTCTTGTTTTGTTTGATAATTTTATTGGCACGATAAACACTCCTCCGTGTCATCTACTACCACTCCACCTGCTTCTTTACCACAAGTGCAACTCTCACAGGTACACACACCATATACATCGGCATGTAATTCTTGATTACAGTGGCACTTGCAGTTACATTTCTTACATTTTTCAGTCATTATTTATTTAAATCTTTTGCCACCCATTCTGTAAATTTTAAATATGGGTAACATATTATATTCCATATTTTCTTTAGGAAGTTTTTTATTTTTTCTACCATACGTCCTCCATTTATTGATTAGTAGAGAGGTATTATATAGATTTTAGATTAGATATCTACTTTTTATTTGATGTTGACCACCGAAATAGTCATAGTTAACAGGTTTTAGAAAAAATTTTCATCAATCTCGTTTTCGGATTCTATACTACCCCAGTTATTTCCTTTTTCATAATCTACTTTGTTTGGCACACTAAGTTCAACTGCATGTTCCATAATATATTTTATTTTTTTTGCTTCAGCGTCATTTTTAACAGAGATATCTAATTCATCATGGATTTGTATCATAGGAGTTATTCCTTCATCATGTAGATCTGCCATAGCTTTTTTAGTCATGTCTGCTGCTGATCCCTGTATAAGACGGTTTAAAGCTTTATATGTATAAGCTCTTTTTATATTTCCTATACCTGTCTCATCACATGCTTGTTGAAAAGTCATTGCCTTATGCATTCCGAATTGTCTTGGCTCCCACATATCAAATCTACACATTCTTCCAAGAAGTGTTCTAACTTTTCCTCTCTTTTGTGCTCTATTCATAACACTTTTTATAAGTTGTTTTACAAAAGGAACTCTTTGATGATAATTATCTAAAAGTGTAGTTGCTTTTTCAATGTCATTTATACCTAATTGTGCCTGTAATTTTGCTTTACCCATTCCATAAAATAAGCCTAAGTTAATTGTCTTAGCTTCTTTACGATCTAAACCGGCCATTCCAGCTACAATGCCGTGGAAATCTGCCCCTTCTTTATCACTAGACTCTTCAACATTAAATTCCTCTAATGTAGAAGCAAGACCTGTTATACCAGGAGTCTTGGAAGCATAGTGTAAAACTAATCTAGGTTCTTGTTGTGAATAATCAAAACAACCCCAATCACAACCTTCTTCCGGTTGAAAAATAGATCTTATACCTTTACCAATGTTTGAATAGTTAGGAAGTTGTTGTAAATTTGGATGGGAATAACTTAGTCGTCCAGTTACTGTACCACCTTGATCTCCCCTTAATTGATGTATATCGGCATGTATTCTTCCCTTATATACATAATTTTTTATTGAATTTAAAAAAGTACTACTGATTTTATCAACAGTTCTTGCTGTGGCAATAGCCTTAATAAATTTATTTTTATGTTTAGCTAAATAATTTTTAGTAAAAGAAGGTTTATTTGTCTTTTCTGTTTTTGAAAAATCAGTTATCTTTAAATACTCACAAACTTTTGCAATACTAGACGCAGACCAGACCTCTGGATAAAAACCAACTTCATCCTTTACTCGGTCAAGGCACGTCTTAAATGTTTCTTTTAATTTAGCTTCTATTATAGAAACTTGTTGTTCATCTACTTTAACACCATTCCATTTCATATCTAAGATACAAGGGAAAGTTCTTATTTCTAATTTTGCGATATCTTCTAAGTCTTGATGTATTATTTCTTTTTTAAGTTCTTGCCATAAAGCTAAGGTTATTTCTGCATCTTTTTCTGCGTATTCACCTACATACATTGCGGGTAATTTATACATTTCTGCTTTAGCATCTACACCCCATTCTTTAGCAGATTGATTTAGTATAGTTTCATTTTTACGCATGCCTGTATAATCATAAGAGACTGAACTTAAGTCATATCTAAATCTGTTTTCATCTACTAATGATGCCATAATCATTGTATCAATGATTGTTCCGTGAACCGTGAGCCCTAGCCTACGTATCCAACACATGTCATAAATTGCATTATGAAATATTTTTTTAGAATCAGTTTTTAAAACATCTTGAAACCATTCTAAAACTTTTTTACGTTCCATATTGGGACCATTTTTATGGGCTATAGGAAAATATCCAACCCAATTACTAACTGCTATAGCTATACCAACAACATCACCCACACCTCTTGTAGAGGCTGATCCTTTTGTTTTTAAATCAGGATCCCATGTTTCTAAGTCAATCGCTATTTCATCGTATTTAGATAAGTCTGGAAATTCTTCCGGGCAAACCCATTCTGTTTGTGTTTTAAATAAAGATGGTGTCATTTAACACTCCACCAAATTAAAATAAGTGGAATAACAATATGCTCGAAGATTTCGTAGATGGCTAAAAATAATAAAAGAAAAGTAAACCATAAACTTGTCTTTGATTTCTTTGCAACATAAGTAAACATTTTATGATGCCAGTCAGTTATTTTCTTAGTAAAATTTAATATTTTATTTCTCATAATCCCTTTCTTTTATCATTTCTAAATAATGTATTGCTTTATCTATGTCTTGCTCTTTACCTTTCGCTGCATGTCTACATATATACTTTATAGCTGATCCTTCTGCAAAAGGCAAACGATTCTCATTTATAAACTGACTTGGTTGAATCTTCATGTCTTTATAATGAGATCCTCCTATTTGTTTTTTGTATGCACTCATATTATTTTTTTATATGTATCCATATGTTGGCCCTATTAAAGGAAACGTATTTGTCTTGCCTTGTAGTATAGGATCATAAATATGAAGAGCTTTCTTGGTTCTAGTTATACCTACATAACAACATCTAATTTCCTCTTCTTCTTCTGAAGACAAACCTGAATTATAATTTCTTAAACATGCAATACCCCAATCATTGGATAAAATAACATTATCACTTTCCATTCCTTTTAAACCATGAATTGTTGATATATATATATTAGCTTTTTCTAAAGTGTTATCATTGTTCCACGCATCCTTTAAATAATTATTAAAATCATCATCATCTTCATAGAGCGCTTTGGGCTGCCTTCTTGTTTTTTTTCTTTTTGTTGTAAAATAAAAAACTTCATTCCATTCTTTTTTAATATCCGCCAACACTTTAAATTTTTCCTGTATCTCTTTAAAAGTATAAGTAATATTTTTATCAGTAAATTCATTAGGCCATAAATTTCTATCAGTTAATACTTGTTTCATGCCATGTTTAATTAAGCCTGGTTTTAATTCTTCCGCTAATTTTGCCAGATAGGTTCCATGGATTCCCATACCTTTTTGTAGCATATCCCAACTTTTAATAACTTCTCCAACAGCTTTTGGAAAGCTAGATTGAAACGGGCCTATATCAAGTACGTTTTTATTTTTTTCTTTCCAGATAATACCTCTTTCCTTTAAATATATTGCAAAATCTCTACACTTTACCGTAGTTCTAGCCATAAAAAATGCTTCTGAGTCAGGGTTTATTATAGAATTCAATTCATCTAATAAGCTGATACTGGAAACAATACCATCTTCCTTGTCGCAATTATATTTGTTACCAAGTCTATTTTTTATTGGTATTTGAGTTATAATTTTTTGTGCTAAATCATATACTTTTTTAGGTAGTCTATAAGTTTTTTCTAAAAATTTTTTGTTTTCTTTAGAGCAAGGCCATGTTCTAAAAATTTTTGGGTTAGACCCTTTCCATCCAAAAATAGCTTGATCATCATCTCCTACTAGAAATAATTTTTTAGTTTTTATACCTAATTTTGATATAACTTTCCATTCTAGTTTTGATAAATCTTGTGCTTCATCCACCATAACGACTTCATAGCTTGGAAACTCAATATCAGGTTTTAAAGCTTTCTCTAACATATCTTCAAAATCAATTACTCTGTTTTGTTCTTTAAACTTTATATAATTACTATAAGTATATCTTATCTCCGACCTCAATAATCTTAAATACTGAAAGTGTCTTGTAGTGTCACTAAAATTTAAAACCTCTTCTATAGATTTTTTCATTTCGTGTCTAGCATGTCCTATAAGAGCAAAGATTGTTCCTATTTTTTTATCTTCTTGTTCATTCCAAAGAGCCATATCTGCCTCACTAGTTGTAGCGGTGTAATTAGCATCATCTAACATAGTCCAATTTTTTGAATCTGTTTTAATTTTATTTTTAAACTCTTTTTTAGCGCTTGAAGAAAATACATATTGAGCGTCTACAGGTAATTTATCCTTGCAATATTTATGAATGGTCTTTATACTTTCGGATTCCTCTGAAGAAAAGTTCAACTCATCTATACATCTTTTTTTTAAATTATCTACAGTTGCTTTAGCAAAACCTACCATTAAAAGTTGTTCTGGTGGAATACCTTCTTTAAAAAATTTTTTTATAGTTTGTAGTATTTCAGTTGTTTTACCGCAACCGGGACCACCTAATATTTTATATCTTTTTTGATTAAGGGATCTTGTCATTAGTAAGGTACCTCGCTTTCTTGCCCAAAATCCATGTCATCTTGTTTAACTTCTTCGGAATGAAATTCTTTGACTTCTAAAACATAAACCCATTTTTTTGTATCGTCAGTTATATGAAACTTTTCCCTGGATATACCCGCTAATTTTTTAATCATTTGATGTGTAGTATTTTCTGTTGTTTCCCAAGAATGTGTTTTTAAAAATTTATAAAAATAGTCAAACATAAATTTAACTCTAACAACTTCTTTGGTATTAGGGTCATGTTCATGATAGGATTTACCAAATAAAATTTGTTTTTTGTCTGTTGTTCTTCTTAGATTAAAGCAATGTGTCTCTAAATAATTTTTTAATCTAACCATAGGCCGACTTTCTTCAGGTGCATCTATTGGAGTTGCTTTTGATTGTAATCCTCTTATTTGTAAATCCCAATTCTTGACTTTAGGAGGAGTTTTACCTGTTTGTTCTGTTGCTGATTCTCTAGCTAAATCTTGTTTAACAATTTCTTTAGAACCAAGGCTTACTTCTTCACCATTGAAACCTAAATACCATATTTTAGGTGTTGATTTAACATAAGATAAAGGTCCTAAAACCAAATCAGTGTTACCTGATCCACCTATTCCAAATTTCCTAGCTATACACAATTCTTTATTACAATGAGGTTTCAACCAATCTTCATTACATCTATATGCATAATCTTTTTTATCTCTTGAAGATATAACATTAGTTACTTCTGCATAAGGTAGGCCCTCTCCAAGAGGTTCAAAAAATTTTTTATTATACTCTCCAACTTTATTTTTCCATTCTTCATTATCTGGATATCTTAATTTAATATAACGTGTCATATCCTGTAAAGTGTCATTACGTTTGCTTTTTTCAACACCAAATTTAGCTAATGCCTGCATACAAGGTGGACCGTCTTTAAACCAGTCACCCACCTCCCCTTCATCTAAATTAGACTTTAATTTTTTTAATTTATCCAAGGTAGTTTGATTTTCATCAAACCATTTAAAAAACTCTTGAATAGAAGCTTTACTTCCATCTTTTTTTATCATGTATCTTTCGGTATTTAATGCTTTATAATAAGGAAGATTAATCCAACTACCAGCAGAACCTTTGTCTAAATTTAAATATTTTTGCACTGGAAAAATTTTATCTGGTTTCTCTACTGCAAATATATTTTTAATGCTATGTAGTTTTTCTCTGACTAACATGGCAGGAACTTCTTCTGTCATAAAAATGTAAATATGTATTCCACCACTTTTTGATTTGAAAGGGGCTAGTTTTACATTTATACTATTAAGTTTTTTAAATAACTCTTCTACGTTTGGCTTGTAATTATCGAGATCTATTGCTCCCCACTTGCATTTACTTTCTTTATTAATAGGACATATACCCAAACTATCTGCGATTTTATTTCCATAATTTGTTTTAACTGTAAATTTTTTTCCCAATAAATGAGACTCCCACATATCTCTTGAATGTGGATAACTTGATGTTTTAGAAGTACCGGATTTTTTTTCATCACCTTCACTGTAGTCAGCTATATGGTATCCAAATCTTTCTTCTAATCCTTTAAATATCTGTATAAACTTATCAATCATAATTTTATTAGGGGGCCGATTCAGTCTCCCTAGACGGCCCCCGTTCTTCCCGTGGAAGCTATCTAATATGGTGTATCGGTTTTAGATCCATCAGTTCCGTTTTTAGCTTGTACCTCACCCTTGCTTACACTTACCGCAAAGTTTTTAGCTATTTCGTAAACTGCTTTATCCTGTACCGGTCCAACTGTTGACACATCCCAACCAAACCATGTTCCTTTGTCATTAGACATTTGAACAGTTTTTAGTTTATAAATGTGGCTATATGTTGGTGGTGTGAATAGACCATTTTTACCTTGGAGTTTAAGTCCCATCATCATCGAGTTCCACTTACGACTAATTTTTAATTGAGTCGATTTCATAGAAATCAAAGCTGTTGTTGGACTCTTACCTAATAACACTACAAAATGATTTGCTGTGTTCTCGATATAATTACCGTTTGGTAATCTATCTTTGTAAGATTTATCACGAGTTGTTTTACTCATGATATCACTAGAGGCTTCATGTATTGCTACTGGAGCACCTTTACTTTCACCTCT